TAATTTAATATAGGGAGTCTCAACGAAAAACCCCCTATACTTCTACGCTAGATAAAAACAAATATAGACACTTTCAAAATTGACATAGTCAATATTCATTTGGCAGTCTATTTCTCCAATTGAATTCTTTAATAATTAAATTTTTTTATACAATACTTTTAGCACTCTGCGCTTCTTCTTACTATCGTAATATCCGTAGTAACCTGTTATCTCTTTCTTTTTAGTCATGTCTCTCTCCTTAGTTGTTTCACAACCTGCAGTACACATACCAATTATTCTTTAACTGGCTATATCTTCAAACTCTAAATCCTTCATACCAAGTTCGTATGCAGCTTTTCTTTTCTTCTCTGCAACTTTAAGCGCTTCTTCTTCTAACTTCTTTTCTTTTTCAAGTAGAGTATAATAACGCTTTTCTATCTTGACTTGTTGTTTAGGATCATGGATTTTTTCCATCTTTTTCTTTTTCCTTTACTTGTTTAATACTAGATCTTAAAAAGCGTATGTTCGTAATGTCCATGCTTTTTAATTCACTAGGTTTTTCTGACTTTGCAGCAACTTCCACATCATCAAAAATCTCTTTAAACTTTGCATTGAATTCGTAAAAATATGTTTTTTCAAATTTCATTTACCGGATATATTTCATTAACCTTCAAAGAAGTTATCTTCGTTAGTTGTTGATGACTTAACTTAATCTTTCTTTGAGGGTATCTTACATCCTTAGATAATAGATTAGCTCTAGCTAAATCATTTACGATTGCATTGGATCTACTTCTAGTAAAGCCAAAGCGATTGCCAATCTCTATTAAAGTGGGAGAATAATTTTTCTCTTTAACAAAGTTAGCTATGTAGTTTAATACATCCGCCTTGACTTTACTTAAGAAGATATAGTCTTTGCCATTCTTTTTATTCATTTTTTATCCTTTGGAAATAAACTATGAACGTTAGAATGTTTATAAGAATCATTACCTGATTTCTTAATAGACTCTAATTCTAATAATAATTGATCCATAAACCATTTGCATTTCTTAGCATCTTCAATTGACTTCTCTAATGTAAGTCCATTCTTTGTACCGAAACGCATAATGTATTTCATTATAGAAGCTCTAAGATAACCAATCATTTCTACCTCAGTTAACTGAGAGCAGATAGCATGAATAGTCTCTATAGATTTATTCTTATAATGTTCTGGATTAATATTATCGCTCATAAATTAAAACGGCATCTTATCTTTTGTTGACTCTTTAAACGGATTCACTTTAATAGAAATGTCCGGTGCTTTCTCATTCTTCTTAGCTGTGTTAATCCAACCAGAGATAGACCATTTTTTTCCTTCAATCATTCCGCTGCCTGTGTATTGAGGGTCTTGCTTACCTTCTCTACGCTTTGCATTTTTCCATAGAGAAAGTGTATTATCATATTTGTTATCTGCCATTGTTACTCCTTGTTCTTACTGTTTGCTCTGCTTTTTTTCTAGCTTGTAGTATTGCGTTGTAGAAGTCTTGATCTTCAACCTGCATAAAACCTAGCTTCTCAGAATACTGCGACCAAATTTGTTGCAAGTTCTTTTCTAATATTCCAGGTGTTGTTGAAAATTTTTCTGCATCTTGTATCTTAGTAATTATGTCGTCTCTTGATTCATCTGTAGATTGAGACTTAGATTGGACATAAGTGTTACTAAAATTTTGTATTGGATTTGATTTAACAAAATCATTCATCTCTTCAAAGGTTGCTAGTTCTGATCCAGCAAATCCTGATATACCTAAAGCTCTACCAATAGATACTGATTCTATCTTCTCAAATTCTTTATCTTTCTTTACCGTTTGTTTAGAGTGTCCAGTTCCAATTAACTTTCCATCTATAAATATTTCTGTTTGAAACATTGCCAGACCATCAGGGTATGACGTTGTTGTTTTAACGCATAGTCTTTCACCAAACTTCTGTCTTACAAAGTTTAGTCTATCAACTACTTTAAGATATTTCCTACCTTGAATATTAATGAAACTGTCTTTAGTGTTTTCAGTAAATTCCTTGATAGCGTCTATCAGGTTTATGTTCTCCATCTTTTCTCCTTTGTTATTGTTATTCGTTTTCATATCCCAAATAAGTGTCTAATAGTTTCAACTGCAACCAATGCAAGCATAGCTATAATAAATATTTCAAATCTATCGCTGTTCATTTTTTATAATAATTTAAAAATCTAGTTATATATTCTTCAGGTACATCATTCCAAAAGAAGTCTTGCTTTTTTCTTATGTCTGAAAAATCTGGTTTGATAAGTCTAGCTAAAGCATAAGGATCTCCATTGGCTAACTTTAATTTCTGTTCCCATATTTGTTGATACATAACCAACTCATCTAAATAATGTTTTAAGTTCTCAGGTTTTAAATCATCACAATTGTTTTCGCTAAATACTTTATGTTCAAAGTGATTAGAATAAATAAGCACAGGTTTCTTACCGCCTGTTGCAAAACTATAAGCTGCCATTTGCATACAATCGCTATGGAAGGGTTGTTGAGGTACTGCTCTCTTAGTATATGAATAACCTTTTTTAGTTTTAATTACTGAACCAAATATATTTTTTAAATCTACAATGTAATCTTGCCCCTCTAAATCTATAAACATTTTAAAGTAAGTTCCTATTCCATCTATCCAGGTTGCATACTCAGTTTCAAAATTCCAATCTTGTTTTGGCAGACTCTCTATTGCTGTTTGAAATTGCTTTAATGTTAATTTAAAATTCTTAGCCATGTAATATCTTTTGGCTTTATCTTTTTCGTCTATTGGTTTTTCTGCTTTTAATGATTTGAATAATGATTTCTCTTTATTAAAGATAACATCTTTTAATGTTTCTTTTTTGCAAAGAATTTTTTGAACTGCGTTATGAACAATGTTTCCCATAGTAAAGTGAGAACGCTTAGGCATGTTCATTCTTTCTTGTGGAGTAAGAACTATATAATTAAAAAATCTTTTATCTTCTGGTAATTTATTTTGTGAGACACTAGCGTATTCTAAACCAAATGCTTTATAAGCTGGATCAGTAATTCTAAGATCGTTCATGTTCCGAATCAGTATTACTATTTACACTTCATTGCAATACTATAATCAATTAATTTATTCATAACAAATAAGATATATAATTCAATAGCATATAATTATATATAAAACCTAGAGTTGTTTGTGTTGATAAATTATTGACAGTCAAAACAAATAGAATTAATAAAACGAATCACTAATGGAAAGAACAAAAGTTTTAACAGTAATATCTTTAGGAGTTGGAGTTCAATCTTCTACTATGGCATTGATGTCAGCTAAAGGTGTGCTGCCGAAAGTGGATTGTGCTATCTTTGCAGACACAGGGTATGAGCCAAAGAAAGTTTATGAATATTTAAATTGGATTAAAACTCAATTACCATTTCCAGTTTATACAGTTGAGAAAGGTAATATAAAAGATGATATGTTAAATTCTATATCTAATGGAACTAGATTTTTAGTAGCTCCATTTTATACTAAGAATAGTACCACAGGAAAAAAGGGTATGGTTATGCGTCAATGTACTAATGATTATAAGATACAACCAATTAGAAAAAAGATTAGAGAGCTATGCAATATAACTTATGGAAAACATTTTCCTAAAGATAAGTTTGTAGATCAATGGATAGGTATATCTATGGATGAGATCAGTAGAATGAAACCAGCTAGGGATAAATACATTAACAATACGCATCCATTAATTGATTTAAAGATGAGTAGATCTGATTGTCTTAAATGGATGAGTGCTAACGCTTTCCCACTACCTGAGAAATCAGCTTGTATATGTTGTCCCTTCCATGATGATAAATATTGGTACTTTATGAAACATAATAGACCAGAAGAGTTTGCTGATGCTGTTGAGTTTGATAAAAAAATTAGAAGAGGATCAAGAAAACAAGACGATGAATTATTTACACACAGAAAATGTATTCCTTTAGATGAAGTAAATTTTGATATTAAAAAAGATCAACTTGATATGTTTAATAATGAATGTGAGGGTATGTGCGGAATTTAATTGAAGCATGTATTGATATTGGAAGTGGTTTTATATTAGCTATGTTAATTCAAATATATATTTTTCCTTTATTCGGTTTATATCCTACTGTTTTAGTAGGAATTAAAATAGCTTTGATATTTACATTCGTTTCAATTTTACGTTCTTGGTTTTGGAGAACAATATTTAAAAGAACATGATGCAAATTAAATTAGACGAATACGAAATACTTGCAGCTGGTTATACTGCTTTGCTTCGTATTACTGAAAGCATGAGACAGAATATTAATTGGGGTCATGGTTATAAAGGTAGCTTTGGCGACAAGGTTGCAAAGTCTATGTCAGGTACACTTGCTGAACTTGCTGTTGCAAAATTTTTAAAAGTACATTTTAATTATCATGTTAATAATTTTAGGGGTGCTGATTTATATTTTAATAATCAAAGAGTTCAGGTTCGTTGCCAGACACCTAAGAATGAAAACTTCTTAATCATAAGACAAGATAGTTCTGCAAATGAAACATACATATTAGTCATTGATCGTTGTCCAATATTTGAGGTGGTTGGTTATGTTAACTCAAGCGATGTTATTGGTAATAAAGAATACCTAACTGACTTTGGTTATACTGATAGACCCAAAGTTTATTCTGTGCCAATGGCAAACTTAATTTCAATAGAAAATATTTTCAATGGATAAAAAATTTAATTATCAAAGAGTTGAGATTTGTTGGATGGATATATGTAATGCTGATGGCGCTTGGTTAACAGAAGCAGAAGTTTTAAATCATACTTTAGCTGAATGTATTTCAGTTGGTTTTTTATTTTCTAAAAGTAGAAACACAGTAAAGATATTTAGTTCTTGGAGTTATAACAAGGATCACTCCATAGATTACGCTGACGTAGTCGCAATTCCGACAGCTGCAATAAAATCAATTACAGTAATATGACAAACACAAACAAAATAATATTATATACAGCAATCATTTCATTCTGTTTGTTTGTTGTAATATTTTTATAGACTCTTATGGACATAAACGCTTATTATAAACAACAACACAAAATTATATCTGATTTTAATATGCAAAAACTTAATGAGAAAAAATCGGCAGCTGAAGATAAACGTCTTAATAAAACAAGACTAAAGTTTATCTCAATTGTTTTTATTCTTATTTTGATTTTGATATTAGGATGAAATTAGTTTTAACTATTCTATTGATGAACGGAAACATTATGACGTTTGATTTTTATAATGAGAACTCTGCTTATCAATGCGATAGGTTGTTTGATAACTTAACTTATTCAAGAACAATTAAAAACTACAAAGGCAGAAAACAAATAGGAACATTTTTTAGAAACCAAGAAGTATTATTATATGCCTGTGAAACAAGAAAAGCCGTTTAAAATGACGCTCAATGAAGCATTAGATATGGCAAGGATTGATCTTGTTGCTACTAAAGCATTGAGAGAGAAGTTAATTAACTTAGAAGTTTTTAAATTTAAAGTAGATGAGCTTACACTAATACAGCGTTTAACTGTATATGATTTACTAGACACAGAGGAGTACAGAAAGATTATTAAACTATTATCTTCTGAAATTATTAGTGAGTATTTAAAATGATGGAAAACAAAAACAATGAGTT